TTCTCGTAATACAGATCATACAAAAGTTCGATTATCCCTAAAAATTCTTCCTTCAGAACTTCAGCCTGGTAATTGTGCTTGATATTGCCTTCCTGGATGACAGACATAACCTCAGTCGCCGTCTTCCTGCCTCCCTGCTCGTTTGTCCGTCCAAGTTGCCAATCGCCTATGCTGCCTACCCGCTCCCAAAGAGACGTGAAGATGTTCATAAACTCCACGTACTGCTGCGGGTTGATTTTGAACTCCGGGAACTTGATCCCGTTGACATCATCAACCTTCACACCCTTACCCGGCGTCAGTGTTATTTCTCCCCGCAACCCACTCTTTGAATCGTAGAAAAACCATGGAATCATACAGAGGTAGGCAATATTGATGACCATATTGAAAACATCCGTGGCGCCCTTCTGGATGGATTTCAACTTGTTATACATGCTCTTACCGTAGGACTTTCCCTCTTCAGGGGAGAGCCGGAGCCTTTTTATCAAGGCCGAATTTTCCATTGAAAGGTCGGTCTGTTTGACCATACGAATGATCGTTCTCGCCTGCTTCGCAACAGTTACAACGATCCGCTCTTCCTCAAAATTAACCTGCTCGTCTTCTTCCTTCTCCTCATCCTGGTAAATCGGATACGAAATATGGCACTCCAGGCATTCAATGACCTCTTTGCCGGTCACACTTACATCCTCAACCTGCTGACTGGTGGACATCTCCGTCTGCTCTGCCTTATCGGATAGCAGATACGAGCCGATATTTACATAGCCAAGCGTATCTTTCTTCCTGCACAGTTCAGCATAGGTCGGCCTGACAATCCTGATCTTATCGCAGTTCTCCCACTCCTCAATAGTCCCGATGTTGTCAGGCACAAAAATGTCTTCAAACGGCACAATCTCCAACTTGCCGCCCTCTGAAACCGTCTCAGACACCTCCTGGCTTACCCGCTGATTGGTTTCCGGGTTGACAACCGGACGGCCACTTTGAGGGTCCATCATAAACCGCTTCTTCTTCTTCTCCTGTATATCGTATTGAGGAATGACGTAAACCGTGCCTTCAAGCAACGTGTTGTGAATCATACTGATCGTGGCCTGTTTTATCTTGGCCTTGTTCTTAAGTTCCTTGTTAAACCAGTCCTCCAGAATGCTTGTCGGGTCGTCCTTCTCTTCCATCCCCTCCATCTCGAAACGTACAATAGGGTCTTTCCCGATAAGACCCGCAACCAAACGAGGCTCCATGTTGTCAATAGTGATCGTGGTCAAGGGCAACACGATGTTCTCCGCATCCTCAAACGGAAACTCCGAATCCTCCGCCACCTGATCGTAGGTCATCCGGGCCTCTTTGTTTTCCTCAATTACCCTTGCCCGGTATTCAGACTTTTCAAACTCATCGTGCAGTTCAAAACACCGCTTAACGAGCTTTTCATACAGTTTTGGAGTCTCAGGTCTGGATTCAAGCATAGATGCCCCTTAAGTACTCCGTAAACGATTTATGATCCCTCACCTTCACCCGCTCCGCCCTCGTACCCTCAATGTGATCCATCTGCCCAGGTATAGGGTCGACATAACTCCACTTCCCCTTATCGAGTACCCGGATCTGAAAAGCCGCCTTGTATTTCTTCTCAAGCTCTTCAATCTCCTGTAGACTGAATGTCTTTCCCACTACTCCACCGCCCCCATGTGCAGAATCATCCTGCCATCCTTGGCATTCCCCGCGTTGGCTATCGTCAACGTCAACTCGCTGTTAATCGGAATCGGACTCGCATAAACAACCACCTCCGCCGCCGTGTTTCCCCGGTTGGCAAGATTCCCATCCGCAACGTCCAACCCGTAATTGTCAACCAAGGTCACGTCGTACAGGTCAGTCGGCGGATTCGTCGCAGGCGCCCCCAACGTACCAGGCGAAGTCTCAATCGAATTAAGAACCCCCCGCAACTTCACTGGTCGTGGATAGGAAGGGCTCTTCACCAACTGCGCCGCCGCAAACGTCGAGGCTATGCCTATGGCGACCACTCCAGCATCCGTCGATTTCCAATCCAAGATAACATCGTAATCCTCACCCCCATCAAAAAACGGACACGTGGGGGCCGTTACCGTCAATGTAGCTAATGACATCCCTCTTCCCTCCTATCCTACCCGAACCTCTTGATAACGCCCATCCCACCGGCTCTTAGGCTTCCGGGCCTCCCAGTTCTTGAACCGCACTTCCTTGCCCTTGCTATACTCCGGCGCCTGCAGCGTGATCTTCTTCGTAAACGTCAAACAAAGCGCATCCCCTATATCCGGGCTGTGTCCTATCCGCTTCTTCATCTCATCTTTCTTTTCTACCTTGATCTTACCCGTAGGAGAATACTTGAACCTGATGTCCTGGATGTCCTTCAATATGGCTTGCCGTAACGACGCATACAACGACTTAGGGATACTACAAGCCCCCTCCTCGAACCATTCCCGCAGGCTATACCATAGTTCATCCCGTTGACTGTCAAACCGCTCCTCGTCGCTGGCCTTCTCGCTCACCTGTACCATCGCCACCGGTACGCCATTACTTCTCAGGATGTCCGCCACTCCTGCCCCTATCCCTATCGTATCCACTGCCACCGTGTCGAACAGCTTGGTCTTGTACCTATCCATTACCCTGCCTGCCGTCTCCACTACATCGGCCCTTCCCCATGTCTCCACATAGGAGATAACCCCTGCCTGCCTCACTATGAGTGCCGTACGGTCATCTCCGAACCTTGCCACATCCAGCCCCGCTATCTTTGGGGCCTTGTCGTAGCGGATCTCCCTGTCAAGCGCCGCCTGGATCAACTCAAAGGGGATAAGGATATCCGCCGTAGATGCCAAGAAGGAGCAGTAAAACTCCTGCTGAATCATGTCATCAGACATACCCGCCCGGCGCTCTGCCTCGATAGCTTCAGTGTTGACAGCGCCCGTATCCCGAACCGTTAACATCTGGCAGAACCAATCCGGGTTGTTGAGAGCATTCTGATACAGATCGAACCCATGGTTGCGACCACGGGGGGTATAGATGAACACAGCCCATCCGCCATTTTCCGCGAGGATGGGCCGGAAGTAATCCCATGCGTGAGGGTACTTGTCACTGACTGCCCACTCGTCGAACACGATCCCAACCGGGTTAGGCCCCACCAGGCTATCGTAGTTATCCGCCCCGATGATCTGCCATATTGACCCATTGCGAAGGGTGATCTTTAACTCGGTCTCATTTCTCTTTGTGACAATTTCCTTGGGAAAGTGGTCCGTGAACTTAAACCCGTCCTTATCCCGTCCGTCCCACATGATCTTTTTCCCTTGTGAGTACTCCGGGAACACGTGGTAATAGGCACCTACGCGCTCACACATGCGGGCAGCTGTGAAATTGATCAAGGTCTTACCCTTGCCGCATCTACGGTGCCATACCAGCGCGGCACGCTTAATATCGCCTTTCTCCATGACCTGCAGAAACGGCAACTGGTAGGGCCTGGGGATGAAATTGTGAGGAATTGTAATCTCTTTTATAGCCATTTTGTCTGATAACTTTGCTTATGTGCGATATTCCCCTTGACAACTACATTGATAGTGTGTAAACTATTAACTATCAAACTAAGGAGGAATAAGTCATGACATATGTTAGACTGGCAGACAATGAGAAAGTTAACATTATTAGAGCCTATAAAACTGACCTTGTTCCCATGCAGGTCCTTGCCAAACAGCATGGAGTAACCAGGCAGTGCATCTTCAAGATGCTTAACCAGGCAGGCGTAAACACACATAAGGGCACTGAGGGAGCTTCCTGGATCACCTTTAGTTGCACCGTCTGCGGCAAGGAAGGAACGATGACCAGGGGCCGTTTCCGTAAGAGCAAGCATGTCTTTTGTGGTGAGCCTTGCTACTTTGCATGGCTGAAGCATGGGAATGGTAATCCCCTCATCATGCACCGGAACAGCAGCCGGCAGGCTCGCGCGATTGTCTCCGATCATTTTGCTTTGCGCCCAGGTAATATCGTCCATCATGAAGATCGCAACCAGTATAATAACGAATTAAACAACTTGAAAGTTTTTACCAATTCTGGGGATCACGTCCGCCACCATCGCGGTTTTATTGTCCCTATCCTTTGGGAAGGCACATTGTAATCACTCTCCGTACTTCACAACCTTGATCGTCAGCTCCCCGGTCTCCTGCGTCTTCTCGATCAGATTTCCCTTGATCTGATGTGCCAGTTTCAGGGCGTTCAGGCGAGTTGTGTTATCCTCAAGAGGCTCCGAGTAAGTGATCCCATTCTCTTTGTCATTGAAAACCTTCACTTCTTTGGCCTCGAGGAGAGCTTTGTGTTTTTCCCGTAAATACTCGTCCGAGATGCCGCCAGACTCGTAAATTTCCCTTATTGTTTTCGCTATTTTAGGGTTGTTTAGGATTTCGTCTCGATGAGTTTCGGCATAACTCTTTGAATACCCGACACTTTTAAGAGCTGCCGTTTCTGTCATTCCGTCAACCAGTGCTTTCACTATGCCTTTGGCTCTGCGTTTCAGGTCGTTTTTTGTTTTACCGAGTTGTTTTTGTTTGGGTTTTTGAGGAGGTAATATAATGGGGGTTAGGCTTGGGGTTAGGTTGTCGAGAGGCGTTGAGCCTGTTCTCGCTTTGTTAGTCATTGCCTTTTCCCCCGTTCGGTTGTCCCTGCTGTTGTTTGGCAGGGGTTTCTGGTTTCCCTTGTTTCCAGGCTTCCGCTTCGCTTCAGCAGAGCTAGGGTCACTGGTGTGTTGCTGTTATTATTCTATATAGCGTAGTGGTCAACCATGTAATAGGGATTGCTTAATTAGTTCAATACCTTTAGAGATTTTTTGGTCAACCGCCTGTTTTGTGATTTGGTGGTATGTTGCTATTTCTGGCATGGACATATTAAGCACTGATCTCATAACCAGGGGAACGGCATATTGAGCTGGCAGCTGCCTTATTATGGTCATTAGATCGCGGGTTCTTGGATCTGCAATGTTATCCATGATCGCCTGGGGTATGTTTTCGGTTTTGATTGAATCTCGTTTGACTGATCTGAGCTGTAATTCCTTATAGCGTTTACATTTGAGACAGTACGGCTCGCCATTCCCATGATTCCAATGATCGCAATTTAAGCAACCCATTGACATAGTTACATTATGGACCTTTTCTTGTTGCTTTGCAAGGGGAGAATGGTTTTCTGGTACGATTCTTCCCCTGGCCTGATGTGATCCGCTACGGTTGTGGATTTGCGGGACGGTTGCGAGCTGTCGCCATATTGTGCATGTCTTGTGATTAGACGTGCCGGAATACCTTACCGCAATTGAAATTTACGAATTAAATCATATACTGCCGGTCGTGAAATGTTTAATTCCAGCGCCATCGAAGTTATGGATTGACGCGTCTTTAATTTCTCTTTAATTAGATTTGCCATCTCACCATAGTATTTTCTCCTCACTTCATTCATCCCATATGGTTTTTTTAATCCCGTGCCATTCATTATTTTCTGCATGAGGGCGGCATGTTTTTCCATATGACAATCCCGATGGACTAAATGCAGATTTTGCATGTCATTCGTCCCACCATCAGACGTTAAGATAATGTGATCTATTTCCTTATCATTACAATCCAATAAGGATTTTCCGCATAAGCCACACTGCGAATGATCGCGTTTAAGCAAAAACATTTCCACTGTATCTCTGGCTTGATTTTTAGAATATCCCATAACAACCTCCTCTTTTCTTTTTACTATATGTCATTTTTGTTTACAATGTCAAGCTATTTGTAAAACTATCTCACATTGACAACTTGTCGGGTTTACTTACATGGCGTAAAGAATCCCGACGATAAGAGCTTAATTGTATGGATTTGCTTTATTTCTACCGCTCTAATAACAGGGTTGATAACAGGTTTATCCACTTTTGGCGTCGGTTTTCTTTACGTTTTATCATTGCAGAATTGCTCTGATTTGTCCCTCATAAAATAAATCTTCATTAGTATTATCATATCGTTAGGTGCTTATTGGCTTAGTGCTGGCATAGTGCGGTACGCATTATGCTTTATATCAAGGCAAACGGATCATTGACAACCTGGACGGACGGCAAGTGAAACCGAAAAGAGGTCCAGACCGAGGGGAAGGCAACAAGGGGTAAGGACTCAGCCATAGGGAGAGTGAACAACCCAAAAAACACAGCTTGCAGGCTGTGACGATATGACGGAAAGAAAGGATGTGAATTATGAAACGATTCGTTATTACACACGACGGTAAAACGGCATGGGAATGGTTATATCCTGAGAACAGAATCACACTGACCGACGCTGACGAATTTGCACGAACGCATGAAATTATCTCGGATGACAGGATAAAACAAGGTGGAAATGTTTGGGATTGATAACCCCTTACCCGCCGTCATATCATTAGAGCCTGCAAGCGCAAAACCTTAGCGGGTTTGTAGTATGCCAGAAAGATCGGTGAATTATGGAATCAATAGCATGGGAAATATGCCGGATAGACGGGAAAAAACGGACCACGTTGGGCGTAGAATATACCACCCTGAACGGCAAGGCGCGTAACGCACAAGCGAACGCATACGCATCAGGAAAATATCCATCAGGAGCGTGCCTACAGGCTTTATTTCTTTATTGGATCGGGAATGATGGACAGCCAACCGGACACATTGCACCTTAACAACCCCTTACAGGCATACTGCTGACCCGCTAATGTAGCAGGTAAACCACTAACAGGAGGGAAGGCCATGAAACATCATATCGCAGCGACAAAAAACGGGTTGACCTATATTATGTGCGCGCACAAAATCCACAGGGGGCGCGGCAATAGTTTTACGGGACTGACATCATTGGATTTATTCCGCACATTACCCCGAGAGGAACAGTGTGAGTATTGCCGGAAAATGGCAGATAAGCTCAGCGCAAAGGGCGCTCGGGCATAACTAACAGGAGGCAGGACGATGAGAAAAATTAGAGTTTATCACACATTACTTGACGCCATGATTGCACTTGCAAATAAGAAAAACCAAGAGTTTTTCCACATAATCAGAGATGACAACGGATGGTATCAGGTAGTGAAAAACTAACGCCCGGAAGGGGGAGGGGGAGACCATGAAAAAGACATTGATTTACCAAGAGGGATCCGGGTCAATTAGACAAATGCCGGACAATTATCTAGTTGCGCATCGGGGGAACAATGGGGGATGGGTTAGCGATCCAGACTTAGCCGCTGATCCTGCCTTATGTGTGAAGGTTTACAGGACTATCAACCATTCATACGCGAACAGGTACAAAGCAACCGGGCAGGAAGTTGTTGATATGGCAACAAAATTATAACATTTGCCCCTATAACGGGGAGAAAGAGGGAGATCATGAATATCGCAAAAACTTTGACAGTAAGGGGAATGTTAAACAAGGTACATGATCACGGCATTTATATTGAATCGGAAAACTTACATGTTCAGCGGTGGTCAGGATTTGACCAGTACGGCATTACCGATCTGACCAATGCCCTACTTACGGGCAAGACTTGCCGGAAATACAGTATAACAAGCAATGGCGACCACGGCAATCTTGACGTGACAAATTGGCTACTGCAAGACTTTGACGGCGATCTTCGGAAGGCTTTTGACTTTTGCGAATCCCTGAACTTTGAAAAAGACGAATGGGGATATAACAAACCTTATCGGATTGAAGGTATTGACATCTCCCGGCGGGATGAAAAATCAAACCGAACGTTCTCGCCTTTTGCGCTTGACCGAGTGAAACCATTAAAGTCCATGCCTGAAAAGTGGACCATGCGCCATGTTTACGCCGCCATTGTCAATAAGCAATTTTCAAAGTTAAAATGTGATGGCGTCTATTCAGATGATTATGCTTTT